TCTTTGGGATCATTTCCTCACCATCCCAGATTAGCTTGTTTAGAGTGTCATGATATTGTAGCGTTAATGCTAACTCTTCTCGAACGAAACTTCTAAACTTGTTCATGATAACTCCTTATTGGTTCACCTGTATTTATAAATATTAGAGTTAATACTAAAACGGAGAATGATATGTCATTAGTTGATCTACAAAAGAAGATTGGAGTAACTGCAGACGGTGCTTGGGGTCCAGGTACATTCAAGGCTGCTGTTGCTTTCTATAAGCTACCAAAGAATCGTGCTGCCCATTTCTTCGCTCAGACTGCCCACGAATCAGGTAACTTTAAGGCATTCTCTGAGAACCTCAACTATTCTGCTGATGGTCTAACAAAGATTTTCAAGAAGTATTTCCCTGATCTCAAAGCTGCCGAGGCATATGCTCGTAAGCCTGAGAAGATTGCTAACAAGGTATATGGTGGTCGTATGGGTAACGGACCTGAAGCTTCTGGCGATGGTTACAAGTATCGTGGTCGTGGCGCACTACAGCTAACTGGCAAAGATAACTATAAGGCATTCTCTGATTATTGTAAGCGTCCAGACATTATGACTAACCCTGATCTAATTTCAGGCGAACTTGCCTTTGAGTCAGCCATGTGGTTCTTCGAAAAGAATAAAATCTGGGACCTCTGCGACAAGGGTACAGACGATGCTACAATCACTGCTGTTACAAAGAAGGTAAACGGCGGTACAATTGGTCTAGAAGACCGCATCAAGCATACACATCAGTATGCTGGTTGGTTGTAAAAATATTCCCGCTCGGTAACTTTCTTTCAAAAAACATAATAAATCGATGAAATATTACCGAGCGGGAACTTATTAAGAAGCTCTCTTACCGAAAACCTTTTCAGTCAACAGTTCCTTTTTTGAAGGAGCATCATTATCAATTTTGATTTTCTTGGGCTTCAATTCATCAGGTACGATATGCTCTAGATAAATGTTAAGCATACCATTCACCAATTTAACTTTACCAACATGAACATTCTCAGCTAGAGTAAACTGACGCCTAAATGCTCTGTCTGAAATACCCTTATGGATATAGTTCTTATTCACACCATCCTTAACAAGATCATCAACAGTTTCTTGTTTACCATCTATAGTGAGAATAGCATTTTGCAGTTCAATATCAATATCATCGACATTGAAACCAGCAACAGCCATTTCAATTAGATAAGTTTGCTCATCTAACTTACTGATGTTATAAGGTGGATAATTGGAATGATTTTTATTTAGATTATTAATCTTATCAATTCTATCGAAGAGATTTTCGAAGCCGATAAGGTGCGGGAAAGTGTTCGCATTAAGCGAGAACGAAGTATACATATTGCCTCCTAAAATAGCAAGGTTGTCTTATGTGCCCCACAATGGCAGCACAGTACTAATATAAGCTATCACTGTTATAAAGTCAATAGCTTCTTCCAATTTAATTCTGGATTATTTGTACCGATATATTGAGTACCAGTCTCTAAGTCCACTAGCATATATTTGCTAGGGCATTTTGTTTTAATTGTTAAAGTGAAAGCTTTTTCTAATTCGTGGACAGTGCGTCCATCAACTAATTTCCTCGTTTTTTGATTCTCGTCCATTTACTGCCTAATATCATTTTAGTTTTAAAACGTCTAAACCAAGATACTTCTCTAGGGATTTTGACAACTAACAAGTTATCTCCGACTACATCCCATAACCATACAGTGTTATCTTTAGGTGGTCTTGCTACTGCACCCCAAATGGGATCCCAAAATTGTTCCATAATATCTCATTTCAAAATTAATTTTTAGGACCAGATCGCCCTATGTTATACTTCGTCACAAGTTCCCACTCACTCTTTTCTTTATAAGGCAGTACCTTTATCTGGCTCAAGGGAGTTACTGGCTCTTTGGTCTTATCCGGATTAGCAATCTTAATAAGACCCCATTCAGCCAATAGATTCACAATAGTGTTTCTGCGACCCTCATCGCTATCTGAAAAGTCTGTCGGCTTACCATCAAGGGCGAATAGCTCCTTGAAGTGTACAATGTAATACTTACCCTGTTTATGTAGGATATGGCAAGACTGATAAAGAATCTTAGTTTTTCTAGAAGCGATACCGATTCGTGTTAAAGTCTCTTTGACCTTAAGGAAATCGTCAGATTCTTTTAGCAGAACCTCTATTAATGAATCAATAGATAATTTCATTTCTTCAACCCACCTTTGTTCAATCGTCTTTTTATATCTTTAAGGTTTTCGGGGGATAGCAATGACAAAGCAACTTCAGCCTTTTTCTGGGAATAACCAAAGGCTTCTTTCACCAAATCAACGTCATTATTATCCTCTTTCTTCCACCATTTACTCATACGCTTCTTAGACCGTATAGTATTTATTAAATAATCATACTGTACTTTCTTGTCCAGCTGGTGGTAACGATTGACGAAGTTAGCTGATTCTACTGTATCTGCGAAGTAGGATAACCCCTTATTAACGATCCAAGGAGTGTATTCCTTCTCGACTGTCTCAGGAGTCTCACTTCCTGCGAACAGATCCTTATGGGAATTGATGCTATTGATAAAGTCAAATGGATTGTACTGAGCCTTTACCTTATGATCTTCGACTACTGGCTCTTTAACATCACTCGCTTTAACCATGACCTTGAATACATCGGTCATTTGAACTCACAGTCACTCATGACTTGAGCAATGAACGCTGCTAGGTTGATCTCAGGATTAGCAACAAACGCTGCCTTATACTGATAGTCAGCCAAGTGTAGGATTAGATAGGGGATCGACTCCGGCTTGACAATCTCAGAGATATTATCATACATGTGACGGAATAGAGTAGCACTATCAAGATCAGAGTTTTCACCCAACCACTTACGAGCTGCACTAAAGTTCTTATTCTTTAGAGCTTCAAGAAGAGCCTTATAAGAATCACCAGACAGACCGCCCAAAACACTTTGTCCGATGTTGCCAGTCGCAGAATGTCTTTGTAGTTCATTTAGTACCCTTCTCCAATCAGGAAAATACTTACCAATAACTTCAGCAACAACATCCTTCTCAAAGGGAACATTTTCCTTCTGAAGAATATCCATCACTCGCTTCATGAACTGCATAGCAAGTGATGGCTTATCCTTCTTAGCAATCCTGAACTCAACAACTGAGCAACGAGAATGCAAAGGAGCAATAAGCTTGTTCTTATAGTTACAAGTGAGAATGAAACCACAGTTGCGACTAAACTCTTCCATGAAATTACGCAGAGAAGGTTGAGTGCTTTGTGGATTTAGATAGTCAGCTTCATCTAGGATGACATACTTGCGACCACCCTTAAAGGAAACACTTGATGCGAACTGAGAAATCTCACCACGCAGAGTATCAATGTTACCATTAAGTGATCCATTGATTACAATATAATCGCAATCAAGTTGTTCTAACATAGCACGTGCTACAGTAGTCTTACCTACACCAGCACCACCAGTCAGTAATAGATTAGGAATATTCTTCTGATCAACAAACTGCTGAAACGTTTTCTTTAGTTCATCAGGAAGAATACACTCATCAATAGTCTTGGGTCGGTATTTCTCCACCCACAGATAATCTTCTAACATGATATTACTTCCTGCCTTTGTTAATGTCCCAACAAGTAATGCATTGCTCCCTAATAGAATCGGGGTGCCTTCTTGTAGATTTAGACTTTAAGTAAAAGGCAGCAACAGGTTTTGTAATATCACAGGTGTTGCACTTTTTAGTATTAATTTCAATGTCACCAAATACAGTTCTAACTGTTAGGTTTCTGGGAAGCTTCCTAGAGAGCACAGCAACGCTATCTTGTCTATTCATAATATAACTCCATAATATAAAGGGGTGGGGAGGAGTCTAGTATAACTCCTCCCCTCAAATAAGTCAATTAGTTAAAAGTTGAAGTTGCCTCAGTGGCAATCCAATATGTAATCTTAGCAGAAGTGAACTTGGAGATACCCTTAGACGAAACGGATGCGTCATAGTCAGCGGGGATAAGCTTCAAGTTTTCATTCTTAAAGATTGCATTAAACACACGATCAGTCGTACCAATAGTTGCAACATAAGAGTCAGCTGTTGGGTTCTTGCTATCATATGCCTTTAGCGCGATAGTCATACCATCACCAACCACAGCAATTTCAGGTAGCTGAAGAACATTACCAGCACGTTGAACCTTCTGAAGATCTTCGTTCTTTAGAGTAAAATTAACTTCAGCATCAGGGAATGTTACATCCTTAGAAGGAGGAGTAGCAAACGTCGAGGCATCAGCATAGGTATATACTAGCTTACGCGAGTTATCTAGGATGACTGCTTCCTTGTCATTCAAAGTCACTTCTGGCTTTTCAAACAAAGACATAACACCTAGGAAACGTGGCAGATCATAAATCGCGAAATCCTTATCAAAGCTTTCGTCAACTTCTGCCTTCGCCATAATAGTCTTTTGCGGCGAGATAGTACGAATTGTATTACCACTACGGAAAAGCATGCTAGAATTAATAGACGAAAAATTCTTCAACACATCAAGAGTCACATCACTAAACTTCATTATATTATCTCCTTAAGATTTCTTACCAAGCTGGGACGGATCGGCTGTAGCGGCAGCACCAACAGATGCCAAGTCAGCAAGGGAACCACCGAACACATAAGTTCCAACATGCTGTAATTGAATCCACGGGCATAACCATACCTGTAAACCAATATTTCGTGCCCACTGACAGAACATATAATCTTCTGACAGGTAGCGATTAGAGTATTCATTACCATCTGCATCATGCATGGTATCATCAACATACTTCAACACATCTTCTTGCGAAGCATTAGGATTCTTAGCATAGAACTTCCTAATGTCAGTACGAAGATGCGCATACTTGTTATCAATAAGAGCATCAAACAGACACATGATAAGACGCGAACCATCAAACGCTGCGGTGCGTACATGATCAGGCTTATACACTAGTTCAGGATATTCCTTACCCATCTTCTCTAGTGCTGACTTCTTAATCATCATAAACCCAGTGCCAGACTCTAGGATCTCAGCAGGTTCATCAATCTTAATTTCAGTCTTACCACCAGCAGGATTGAAAACATAATCGCCAACATACTTCTCTAGGTTGTTGACATTGTCATCAGCCATACCCTTATCGACAGCTAACTTAATCTTTTCCCAAGAGATGCACTTCTTAGGATAAGGACCACATAGAATATCGTATTCACTTTCATCTGACTGTAACGCAAGCATCGTTATTACGTCATTGGCATTGAAACCAATATCAGAGTCAATGAATAGTAGATGAGTGGAATCTGAACGCATAAACTCATCAACGCAATAGTTACGAGCGCGAGTGATTAGCGATTCATTAAAGAGATAGTAGTAACGAAGTTCAATGCCATACTTTACAGCAAGAGCAGATAGATCGTTAGTGCTACGAGCAAACATGCCCGCACACATACCACCATACATAGGAGTGGCAATAAAAAGCTTACGCTTTCGTAGTTCTTCAACTGGGAGCTTAACTTCCATTATAAAATCACCTTTCTGGTTTATCTTCTAAATTATGCACATGTAACTGAATGATTGCGTAATGAATAACCTTTAGTAGATCACTGCGCCAATCTTCTCTACTACCTTTACGCCCATAACGCTGAGCATACTTGAGAACATTGCCGATACAGAAACCAGTACCATGGCCACCATCAATAATAAATTCAGTAGCCTGATACTTATTCTGTGAATAGTGCTGCCCATAGGTAGCATCAATATATTTCTTGATCTCTTCTAAAGATTTATCTTCATCATACTTATACTCTACATTCTTCATCATAACCCCATTGTATACTATACTGTAAAAATGTCAACCAAAAAACTTCTCTAGACTGTTTTCTACCTTTTCAACTTTACCAATCTTATCTTTCAAACGAAGTTCAGCATTACCTGTCGTTTCTCTGATATACATGTTACAGTGATTAGGAAACATATCAGCAATCATAGCGATAGACTTATGAACATAATCCTTGGTTCTAATCGTTTGAAGACCACCTTCTTCCTTGTAATAGTTAGATTTAACAGTGTAGTTGTCTAAACGTACGACAGAACCATTTAAGATATACTGCCTGATTGAATACTCATAGTCTTCACCATGGTTGGTAACTCTAACTAGATCATCGTTATGCTGAACGATAACACCAAACATAGAAGCAATGATGTACGACAGCTTAGTATACACTCTATCCTGCATAAAGTAAGCATTAGAGGCTGCGTAGATACCGAATGTCTTGGCTCCTATTTTTTCACACTCAGCGAAACCACGTTGAATAATTTCTTCTTCAAGGTTATCTATAGGACCAAGCTTTTGTTCACTGATTTTCTTTTGAACTTCATCAACATCATCATCAAACATCATAAGGTTAGTTCCCTCAGGATAATAACGTTCAATGAAGTTTCTCTGAGCACCGATAGTAGGTACACCGACAACAAGCTTTTGATATGGTGTACCAAGTAATGAATTAGTATACGCTTCTAGCTCTTCACCATTAGCAACAAAGATAGTAACTTTAGCTGGGTCGATATTATGACTCTCAAGAACTTTTAAGGTTTTCTTTTTAATAGTTTCTGGGCGCTTGTATGATGGGATTGCGATTTGATAATCAATCATGAGAAAAACCCTTCTAGTGTAGATACCTTTTTAGTGTATGGATCATTAATATTATGTTTATCGAGATAATTAGACCACTCTGTTTCACTCCACATGCCAGGGCTGACACCATTCCAAAGTGGTTTATGTAGCTTATGGGTTGTATCAAGACGACGTTCTTCAACGTATTGTTTACGGAGCTGTTCATATTCCCAAGGTCCAAGCTCTAGCATATCTTCACGGAAGTAAGCAACGATACTCATACGATCAGGATTTTCACCCTCAATGGCAGCATTACCATGCATGGCAGTATGATTAGCAACAAGCAATAGATCACCTTGACGAAGATCAACAGCTGCTCTATACTCAGGAAGAATTAATTCTGCACCTTCCCAACCTTTACCTACTGCTGATAGATTAGAGAACCCAGTTGCCAAATCACCAGCGTCAAGATGAGCAGCAGTACGGAAGTTATGATTAACAGTAAGCGTAGTGAATACTGTATCATCAATAACAAAACGGGGATCTAGCTTATCAGCACAGGTACGTTGAGCCGACCAACGAGTAGGGAGAAGTTCACTGAAGCAATGATTTAGTTTGCGCAAAAATGGGAATGACTTAGCAAACTCTTCTGGATGTTTTTCCGTATATGCTGTAGCACGACCATAAGGAATACGAGGATATCTATTATAGTATCCCGCAACACCAGACATTACTGGCTGAGCATAGTTAGTATCTGAAATATATTCATCACGGACATACTCAGCTTGTTTGACTATTTCATCTGCTGGTAAATTGCCGATACGTTCAATCCAACGATCAAACCAGCCATGATAAGGAGTATGATCTTTCAATACCTTATTCTTTAACCAAACATATCCGCGTGTTTCTTCTTTAGAAATATTAATATCAAACTTCTTTTTAATATCATCTATAGTTTCAGAAACTAAACTGGCTGAAGTTCTGCATAGAAATTCTAGAGCTGCTACCTGATAAGGTGTTACCCACTCACGACCAGTTTGAGTTTCAGACTGACCGATTCCACTGAGCACACTGCCTCTGGGACCAGCAGCCATACCACGGTTTTGTGATTCACCAGCAGAATTAATTAGACCTTCATATACTAGGTCTTGTTCTTCTTTGGTAAAAACATTTTTACGGAACTTGAGAATAACATTACTCTCATCATACTTGTTATTCATATTCCATTCATAAACATCGGTATCTTCTGTAATCAAGGTATCATAATTAGACTTATCAAGAAACTGACCTTTGAGGTGATCCGCATCATACTTCCTAGCATAGATTACTTTAACTTCAGTTTTCGCACAAGGACGATCACAATCTTTTTCACACGTATGCATTATTACCTCACCGCTGTTCTTTTAAGGATTTTATCATGAGCCTTTAACATTTTGAATGCTTGATCTTTATGATACTGATTAGCTCTATCTAAATGTACCTTACCATCTAGATGATCTAGCTCATGCTGATAACATCTAGACGTTAGACCATCAAACTTAACTGTTTCAGTTGAACCATTAGGCATAGTAAATCTAGCTCTAATTTCTCTAGAACGTTTTATCTTTACTACCATGCCAGGATAACTCAAACAACCTTCATTAATATAAACTAGTTCCTTAGAAAAGTCAACTATTTTCGGATTGAAACATGCAAGTATTTTTTGTCCTGTCAAAACGAACACACGATAAGGAAGTCCTATCTGATTGGCAGCTAGACCTAAACCCTTGTTGTGTATCATAGTTTCAGTAAGATCCTTTGCTAGTTGAATGGGATCTGTAGGAGGATTAGCGAAGTCAAACT